TAGAACCGCCATTACCAATTATGTAAGATAGGCTTGTGCCCGATGGAATTTGAAATATGCCAAGAGAACGCCCACCAGCTCCAGAAGTAGAATTGCCGCCCGCGCCGTAACCACCGCCACCCGAGCCACCAGTCAATTCAATCGTTACTTCAACAAGAGAAGGAGGACTTCCAGAAAAAATCGGTCTAGAGTTACTTACAGCCAGTGAGACGCCAATATAGGACATATTAGTAGATGCCTACAATACTATTTGCGGTGGAAGCGGTAGAAACTCTTTTTACTCTAATAGGCAATACTGATCCTGTAGGAACGCCGACAAATGTTACAAAGGTATTAGAAGTTTCTGTGACCATAGTTACTGTAAGATCGCCACCACTACCAACATAAATAGCTCTTGTAAAATTTGCCAAGTCGGTAGTTGCATCTGGAGTAATCGCGTATGCATGATCTGCTGGATCGTTAGCGTTTACAAAAAATTTATCGAATCTGTCTGCCATTTCTTAATCCTGACTTTTTACAAATGAAAGCATTTTCGTGAAAGACTTCTTATCTTTTTTCATCTCGCTTTCCATCTTTTTTCTGTTTTCGGGGTTCAAACTTGCAATAACATCATTGACCTTTTTAGCTTGGGCTGAAGAAAGAGATACCATAGAACCATCGTTAAGTTTCATATTACCAGAAGAAATCATTTCATCGATTGTTTCAATTTCTTCCTCTTTCTCCACTTCAACATTTTCTTTCATTTTCTTACGAACATCCATATAGTTCTTTGAACCACCTTGCTTCGGTGGATTCTTTTCACCGCCCGCGTTATTACCGTCAGGTGAGGTTTGTTTTAGACTTGACTTGTATTGATTTTCAGTGTCTACTGGATGGTCCGCCATTTCATCGTCTGAAGCTTTTTTGTGCATATCGACAAATTTCTTTTGAGACTTGACACGTGGTTCAATGTCTTTGACTTCATCGTCGGAATCTGGCTCCTTGACATAATCTTTGGGATCATTCCTTTCGGCCAGTTTTCTAATTTCTTTGATATTACGCATAGATATCGTCCTTAAACATGTTGCTCGCTACAACAATTTTTTCTTGATCTAGTCTGTTATTTATTTTTTGATTTAGAATTTCAAAAACCGCAGCTTTTACTTTGGTTGATCTTCCATCCTGACTAAAAGCAATAACATCTTTGATTTTTTGTTCCATATCCATATTAAACTCCTTTGTACTTTATTTATATTTATATTTTTAAGAAAAATTATCTAGAGACTTCTTCAAAATCTAATGAAGTATAAACATCGGCACCAGCGCTATCCGAAGCCATAAGAAGTGTTAATTCAAAAGCAGTGTTTGTGAATGAATTTCTTTCTAATTGGAATTTGAAAAGTGCTTCTTTAAGAATATCGACAGGGGAGGAACCTTGGTTCGAACCTTGAAACCAGCCACTTGCCAGAATTCTTCCTGTGCCCAAAGTAAAACTTGTTGCTGTTAAATTATATTCTACCGCACTATCAGTACCCGCAGATACCCAACTGCCGCCAGATGTTGTACCAGATGCCACAACTTGCCAATTATAGTTAGCATTATTGGTAATACCTAATAATGAAATTGCTGTCAAAATGACAATAGCGTCTAATCTGTCTGGAGATGATTTAAGACGAATAGAAATAACTGGATAATAAATGTCCTCTGTAGCCAAATCTTTGGGCGTTGTTATTGGAGTTTGAATCGCAGTTTGTCTTCCTCTCAATTCATATCCACCTTCAATAATAANCGTAGAACATATTTGTTTTGATTGACTTGAACTTCCTGTACTATCCGTATTGGTGATTTCTTGTCTTAATGGTAATGAAGCCGTGGTCATATATGTAGAGTCTATATTATTGCTATGATGAAAAGCATGAGCGATAAGAAAAATTCCGTCTATCACAAAACCACATCTTACCGTACCAGCACCTAGCCATTCCAAATCCATATATAATATTTGTACTTTTGATAAATCTAAAGTATAATTAGATATTCCAGTTCCGTCTAATTTATCTACATTCCAATTTTCTTGTGATATTCTAGTTTCTACTACAGTGCCGGTAACACTACTTCTTTTTACAAAATAGATATCTTCATTATTTAATTCTAGATATATACCATTGTTTTCGCCGAAGTAACCGACTCGTTGTCTTAAATTTGTTTTACTTTCGTTAAAAACAAAAGAATTAAATATAAGCAAACTTTTACCGGGCTGATATGAAAATGTTTTTGTTGTTTCTAAAATAATTTCATCACCACTTGCTGAACCTACATTCATTTCGACTAAACCTGCATTTATATTAAATGAACTGTTCGCGGTTCCAGTTATATTTTCAACCCATAAATTATTTTTGCTATATCTATGTGTACTATCAAATAATGTTAATGGTGTAGATACTCTTAACCTATTAAAAGCATCTCTAGTCGATTCACTGACGAGATTCGATAATCTGACGGGAAATGGATTTGATTCGGATACAACTTCCCCGTTTTTGTTGGCAATCATAGGAACTTCAAAGACTGTTACATCGTGACTCCTTGGACCAAATGTTTGCGTATCTTTCCTAAAATTAGCCATCCTTTTCTACTTCATTTAATGTGTGTCTAATGTCTTGGAGAACTTCTTCATTAGTTTTCTCTTTTTCTCGATCTTCAGGAGTTTTGGCGACACCAGGTTGTGTTGGATCACGTTCTTTTTCCATAGAAGCAATTTGCGCTTGTTGTGTTTCACGTTCCATATCCATAGCTTGCCCAGTCATACTTTCTGGTGCGTCTGGATCATTTTTTTCTTTCTTGATTTGTTTCTGTAGTCTTTCAATTTCTTCTTCGGTAAATCTGAAGACGTACTTATTGACATACTCCGCAGAAACATAACGGCCAACGAAAGGATCAATCTCATTAGCAAGTGCAATTCTTTCACGAAATATTTCAGCATCTTTCATTTCTGCGAAGTGATTATCAGTAGTGAAGTCATATCGAATATCTTCACGAATTTTTTTCCATTGTTTGCGATTGATAACACCTTTTAGAACTAATTGAATTTCCAACATTTGATCAAAAATGCCGGAAAATTGATTTCTAAGTCTAGTGATAAATTTGTTGAAATGTAATTCGTCTCTAGTGATTTCTGAAGGTCGACCAAGATTGAATGCAGAATCAGATTCAATTCTACTTACAGGAATATTTAATGATTTGTAAAGTTGTTTCTTGAAATATTCAACATCATCCATTTCGCCTAAGTTTGCACCAGCAGGAAGTGTATCAATTTCTGTTCCTTTGGTACCTTCTCTTCTAGGAAGCCAAAAATCTTCTAGCATTGTCATAAACCGACGATCATCACGTATCTCACCAGTTTCTGAGTTATATACTAGCTTGTTTTTGTATTTCGTCATCATTTCAGAGAGATATTGTTCCGCCTTAGCTTTAGGAAGATTACCAACATCAATATAGAAAATACGTCTTTCGGGCGCGCGTGAAAGTCTATAAATGACCGCAGCATCTTCAAGCATTCTCAATTGATTCATAGGCTTCAAAGCTTTATGTAAGTAACTGAGAACCATGTTATTCCTAATATCAACAATACCACTAGGAACAAAACAAATAGAGTCCTTTGCGATTCTTATTTGTGTTGTGTTTTGCCCTGGTGTTCCACTTGTGTTTTTACTTTCAATGCCTGTCGGGCTATAAAGAAAGAATTCTTCGTAACCTTTTTCAATTTCTACACGAGTTTTTGGATCAAATTCTAGTATTTTCTTTCTAACTTTTTTGATTTTTCTAGGATCAATTTTACGAACTTCTTTGATACCTTGGCGAGGCTTTTTATCATTTATCATTAGATGAAAATAAACTCTTCCATCAATGTACCAATCGCGAAAAATTGTATATGCACGATTCTTGAAATCTAAAAGTTTTAAAACTTCATAAAATTCTTCCCGAATTTTTTCTTTGACTACATCTGGTTGTTCTAAAGTGTCAAGATTTAGATCGACTGCAATTTCATCATCAATAACGATTGCTTCATTTACGATTTGATCGATAGCCATGTCCGCTTCGGGCTGCATAGACATTTCGCGATATTTATTGACTAATTGTGATTCATTCTTTATACTACCTTGAAGATCAAGATATGTACCATAAACACCGCCGGTAGCGACCTCCATAGCACCATCTTCAGTTTGTGCAGGAATAAAAGTTTTAATAACTTCTTGTTCCTTCTTTTCTTCATTGCTTTTTTTGATTTCAAACCCGAAAAGTTGAACCATATATAAAATCCTCTAAGTTTCTTTTATTCTCTATTTAGACATAAAAAAACGACGAAATAAATTCGCCGTTTTCTTGATATTCACTGTGAAGTAAATATTAGTTGAATAGTGCGGTTGTGACCTGCCCTAAAACGCCTTGACCAACTTCCCATAGATCATATGCGAAAGTGACGGTAAATTCTTCGATGGTATCATTAGTACCCCAATCGAGAGTAATGTTACTAATCTCTTTTGGATAGATACCTTCAAACGCATATGTACGAAGAGGCAATCCAGTCTTAGAAAGCTGAGTTACGGTTGCTTTAGCTTTATATTGACCAGCAAGAGCGAATGCGGGATTACGGGCATTTGATCTATGCCCGTTGATTGCATTGTTCCATCTTTCCATTGCTTCACGGACTAGGAAGTCTTCATCGTTGATGATAGTTACTGTCCAATCTGCATAGGTACGATCTCCAGCATACTTTACAGCACGCCCTTGGTAAAACTGTTGAATTTCACCAAGAGTTGCGGCTGGAATTTCTGCACCCTTTACCATGAAAGATGTTTTGGAGTCCGCGATAGAAGACACTGGGTTATTGATGGTTACTTGGAATAGGTTTGGGCGTGCACCGTCACCAATCAAAGCTCCCTTAAATTCTGTAATATTCAGTGGCATTTTTGTTCCTTACCTTATCTTTGTCTATATTTATACTGTTATTCTTAAACTTGACCAACAACTTCGCTAAATTCTACACCAGTTCTTACGGCGACAAAATTCAGAGTAATGAAGTTGATTGATCGAGTTGGTTTTACAAAGATACTACCGATGAATTCATTGCGATCAATGACCTCTGGAGTGTTATTTGATTCGTCACAAACAACACGGAAATCAGTAACACCACGACGCCCTTGAACATCTCGGAGATAAGGCTCTACAATGTTTACAAAGTTAGCGCGTGTGAATTCATCATTTAGTTCAAAGAGAGTANATTCAGCCGCACGACTGATAGACTTTCTAAGAACAATGAATAGACGGCGAACATTAATTCTATCGAATGCGCTTGGCTTAGCTAGAAGTGTTTTATCGCCAAATAGAATAGTTCCTCGACCAGAGAAGCTTACTACAGGGTTTACACCACTCTTGTAAAGCAAATCTCTTTCCGCTTGATTAGGATTGAATGCAAGACGAATGACATTCTTGATCTGTCCTCTATCGAAACCACCAGGAGAGAACCAAGGGTCTCTTGTAGCATCGGTACGAACCATTGTACCTGCAACATCCGCGTTCAATGGAACATGACGGAATACATCATTGTACTTGTCATACTGATATTTCCATCCACTATCCATTACAGCATAACTTGAAGATGGTAGTAGATTACGGAATGCGATAATGTCATCAACTTCAGAACCAGAATATCCAGCGTTGTTTACAACATCGGTACGTTCTGGAGATAGAACTGCAATACAATCTTTACGATATTCAGCAATGCTATTGATAAGATATAATGCGCGAGTTTGATTAGCAGCAGCACCAAGGATGAAAGAGATATCTACTTCTTCCGCATTCTTGAACTTATCGTAACCAGAGATATAGCTTGAATTAGAAGGTGTGTTACCATCGCGACCATTTACAAGTGAAACGGTTTGTGGTAGATTTGCACCACCGAAAGTCTTATTCAATGCTGGTTGCCCTGCATTACCATTACTGCCATGCGCTGCCCACCAAATATAGCGAGACTGACGGTTGATAACATTCTTGTAGTAATTGTTATTACCTTCTTCGGTCTTCGCATCATTTGCATAAGAAACCGCAGCAAAACGCTCTAGAACTTGTCTTTTAGTACCAGTCCATAGCCCGTCTTCATCGATAACTGCAATGTGAAGTTCATCGTTTGTACCACTCTGAGTATTTGCATATGTTGAAGTACCTGGAGCGATATTGAATGAATTGAAGTGTTCCCAGTAACGAGTTGGAGTTGCGAATGAAGATAGTGTATTACCAGTATAGTTATCGGTCAAAGTAAGAACGGTACTGTTTGCGATAGAAGAAACACGAATTCTTTCTTTGTCTGGTCCAAGTTCGATTAGGTCACCAGCAACCAATTCAGTGTCAAATGAAGTGCCTGAACCAGTAACAGTCTTAGTCTGAGTAGTAACAGAAACATTACCTGTAATAGTTGAAGACCATGCATTTGCACTTGGGCATACAGAAACTTGAATTGAGTTACCTAGTTCGCCAGGATACTTTGCAACCCATGAACCAACACCAGAAATACCAGATGAATAGTTTTCGTCATAATCATCTTCATTTTTGATAAAGGTGTTTACAGTATTTGAGGCGTTTGCTGTAGCATTTCTTGCGCTATCAGTGGTTGAATTATTACCAATATTTACTACGCGTACAACATCTAGTTGATTTGAATATGCTAGAAAATTAGCAGCGGTGAAAAAATCGTCCGCAGTATTAGAATTTGGTTTATTGAAATTTGATACTAGATCATTTTCATTGGTAATAAGAACGCGTTGTTCTACCGGACCCCAACGAAAATGCCCAGCCATACCTGCACGAGTAGTCTGAACCGATGGGACAATAGTTGTCAAATCGATTTCGCGACTTTGTACTCCAGGTGATACTAGATTTGCCATTATAGACTCCTTAACTATAGAGATTGAAACTCTTCTTTCTATTATTTAGAAAAAAACAATTTTTCAATCAAGTAGGTTAATTAGTCTAGAATATAAATATATAGTCATGAAGAAAATGTCTATCGAAACAAAAGAAAAAATCCGTCAATCACGGCTAGGTAAGAAGCATTCCAACGAAACCAAAGAAAAAATGTCTTCTTCACACAAAGGCAAAGAGCATTCTTTAGAGACACGTAAAAAAATTTCAGAGACTTTGAAAAAGAAGAAAAGCGTTTGTAAAATTTTTGATCCCTGGTCACCATTTTGAACCTCCGCTTTCAAAATTCAAATCGTAAATGTCATATGGATCATTACTATCTATATTCACTGGAATATCTTCGCGTCCATCAGTCATCATAGGAAATGGCAACAAATCATCTTCCATCATCTGTCTATTGTCAGCTAAGTATCTTGCTCGAATATCACTATTTGTCAAATCTTTGAAGAATGGTTGTCTGATAAGCCAGGAGAATAATACAAGACACATTGCAGTGTCGTCATGGTGCCCTTCATCCGCTTCATACGAATCTTTTACTTGCACAAAGTTTGAAAGTTCTTCAATTATATCAAAATCTTGAAATATCAATTTATCACTTTCAACTAAGTCTTTTAGAGTGCTACAACCAACTCTTTTGACTTGTTTTGTGGTTCTTACACCTAAAGTAGAGTTTTGTCCAAAGCCGCCGCCAATCTGTTGCCCTGCTCTACCTTTCATTGTAGTCATAAACAGATTTTCATATTCTAGATCATGATAAAGAGCATTAGCAATTTGCTCTCCGTTATCATTTGTTTCTACTAATATGAAAGCATCATTATATTTATTTGCTGTTGAATAAATAATATCTGGATAGAGTAAAGGAGATATTGTACTACTTTTATAAGTCGCGACAACTTCATATGGATAATCACCTACACTAATAACAGTGAATGCAGAATTATCAATACCAACACCTCTTGAAGTGTCTACAGTGATAATATATTCTTGCAATGGATGAGGATTTTTATATTGAGAGAAACCATCTTTAGTGAACAATGGTCGAACAAAAGCCATTTCACGCAGTTTTCGAGTAGATATAAGCGTATTGGTACTGCCGAGAAATTGACATCCGAATTCCTGCCCAAATTGTTCTTCGGAAGTGTTAGCAATTTGTTCTTCTTTCCATTTCTCGTCTCGCCCTGGAGTTTCCCACCAATCCACTTCAAGGGTTTGAAATTTACTTCTCTTTTCTTCCGCTTCTACCCACATTCTATAGAAATGATTCATGCCGTTTGGAGTAGACACAATAATCATTTTTGTTTCTTGGCCAGATGAAATTGTAGGATAGATAGACTTGAAGAATTCTTCTGCGATGTGGTGAGGAACGAACGCAAATTCATCAAGAAACACTAACGAGAAAGATTGCCCACGCGCGGCTGAGCCAGTGGTTGAAGTCGCGATAATCTTTGAACCATTCTCTAATTCAATAGAACCTTTGTTCCAAGTTACAATTCCTTGTTGTAACCACAAAGGCAAATTCTCATAAGCTTTCTTCAATCGATCTAGAAGTTCTCTAGCAAGTTCAGCCTTGTTAGCCAACAAAGCAACATTCTTTTGTTTGTTGAAAAGAATATAATGAAGAATGAAAGAAATTACAGCCGTAGACTTACCTGACTGTCTAGGCATCTTAGTAATAACAAATCGATTATGACTAAAAGTGTGTACCATTCTTTCCTGATATTCATAAGGAATAAATGGAATAAGCCCTTTATCAACATGAACAATCTTTACATAGTTTTTAGTAAAATAAAGTTCATCCTGAGCACACCTGATATATTCTTCAAATTGTTCTTTAGTGAATTCAATTTCAACTCCGACTGCTTTGAGCCTAGGATTGGATAGATAATAATCAGTTGCCATCTTTTTCGGATTTCAAATTATCGATAAAATCTTGTAAGTCTTTTGTAGAACCTACAAAAAGATTGTTATTTACAGTACCTTCTGTAGGAGTACTCTTTTCATTTTTATTTTCTTTGAGTGCTTTTTTATCTTTTGCAAGAGACATAAGGTCTTTGTTAGTTTCTGCTAATGTACGAATCAAATTAGCCGCAACCTCATATGCGCGAGGGCTTTCACTCTTTCTTGCAATATCTAGAATTGAATGTATTTCGCCAAGGCTTGAATCTACTAGTTCTCGGAGATTTCTTCTAGCATATTCATAATCGTCTTCATAACGATCATCATCTTTCTGTTCTGGAGGCAAAATTTCTTGTTTTATATCTTCATTGAAAATATCTAAAGCTTTACCTAGATTTTTATCAAATTCGCTCATTCATCTCTTCCCGTAACAGGATTATAAGATTTGCCGTCATTGAAGAAGAAAGTATTTGAAGCAAACCCATAATCATCTGTAGACTTGATAAGATTTCTATCAATCGAAGCTGCACTATTTGTAGTTGGCTGCCCATTTGGAAGAAGCCCAGGAACAATAACCACTCTAGAAGTTCTGGAAGTTGTTATTGCAGTATTTGGGTGTAAGTCAACCTGCGCTCTTGTAATTACACCACTAGTTGAAGTTGGACCATACAAATAACCTTTCATTGTAAAATTTAAATTCCAAATCAATGCTCTTCGTGATAGAAAATCTCCTTCATAACTATCTTCCATATCAACACTATTTAGAATTGTAGGTATGTCCATACTAATTCCCATTTCAGGAATTAGATTTACTGTACTATTCCATTCAGGCTTGAAATAAGGCAAAATTTGTTCAATAATTTGAGTACCATCATCCGCACTCTTTACAAATATAGAAAGAATAAAATCGAAATTATATGGTACTGGAGTATATTGAGTTTTATTTACGGTATTATCAGTAGAACTTACATAAAAATTCTTTTGAGTGTTATTCAATTTTCTTGTAGGATCATAAGCGATGTTTTGAAGCTCGAACCCCATTCTTGGAAGCTGAATAGCCACATCTCTATCCAATTGAGGATCAGTAGCCAATCTTACCAAAAACTTTTGTTTTGGTCCATACGCTAAAGGTACACCAAGTGTCTGTATACGAACATTAGAACTATTATATCTCTGTACTGTAATATCATCAAAATATGATCCAAAAAGAATTACATATTTTCTGATAGTTTCATGTCTGAAATAAGTAAACAATTACCAACCCTGCCCTTCGCCCCAAGGATTACTTTCTGAAAAGTCTAATATATCATCGGCTAGAATTTCACTTCTAAACACCGAATTATTTGCTTGACTATCAGTAGTATTTAGTGTAGACTCTTGAAGTAATGTATCACCATCTTCTGTCAATAGTACACCAGAATCGTCTTCAAGTGTAAATTGATAGAATAAAAGATCGTTAGAATAATTATCTTCAATGGCATCTATTACAGCATCACCAGTATCAATTCTTTCAGAACTATACTCGAACAATTCACATCTTAGGTCATATGTTTGAAGTCTACCAGTTTGATAAAAGATTTCTTCATGTTCAACAAATTTGATTTCAAACAACTTATCGACCATTGGAAAATAAATCAAATCACCTTCCATAGGTCTTTCTGAAGTTATTTGATACCCATCTCCAGTGCCTTCTTCTAGAAGAAATCCAAACGTCTGTGCTGGTGTTGAAAGAAATTGTCTTGACGGTTGATTTGTATTTGCAGTTTCTTGAAGAAGATTGTAACCGATTTCAGTCAATAGTTTTTCTTGACGGATTTGATTCCATCTTTTTCGAGCGATAGTGAAAGTAATTTCGTCTCGCATTTCAAGCCCAAAGCGTGAAAGAATTGTCCCTTCACCTTCAAAAGCATCAACATTCTTGATATACATTTCAACTTCAGCCGCAGCATTGAATGTAGAGAGTCTATCTTCACCGTACAAATCATCACGATCCACAATGGTTCTTGGAAGATACTTTACATCGTGCCCGTAGATTTTGGTAGACTCAATTATAAGGTCCTCTACAAGGTCTTGTTCGCGTGCGTATGAAAAATGATTGAAATAGCGATTAGTCGGCATATCTTTTCCAAGTTGGTTTTATTATTCTATTTATAAGTTGCCATTTTACCCTATAAGATTTGTTAAAGGAGCACTGTTATAAGAAATCATTTCTTCTTCCATGCGCCGAATTTCATCTACTGCTTCTTGGTATACCTGCTCGCCATTTAGAGTGATTCCGCCCGGTAATTGAATACCACCAAACTTTTTCATGTTGTTTCCCCACTGTCTCTTGAATAATTGGGTGCAATATGAAATGAGCCATCTATCTGACCACATATCAGGATAAGTATCTCCATCAACGCCTATGTAGCATTCAATGACTAGATACTTGCCAGCAGTAACGTCCGCTTCCCAGTCAAGATCAATATAGAGTTTATCGGTATGTCTATTATATCTTATAGGTTTTTTACCAGTGAAGATATCATGAAGCATATTGATATGTTGTTTTGCCATGTAGTATGGTGTGATAGATGCACTAGAGAAATCATATAGTTCATTTAGGTGAATTTCGTATCTGATATTGAAAAGACTTGAAGCGCCTACAGAACTTCCTAAGTCGAAAATTCTTACAATACCCTTGACAGATTCTGGAACTGTGATATACTTATTATTGATATCTTGTTGTGTTAGTTGATGTTTTAGATATGTGTGTTCTGTGCCATCATAGTGGTAGTCAGTCCAATAATCGATTGCTTCATCAATACGGTCTTCAAGTTGTTCATCATCAACATTGATATCGATAACTGGCTTGCCAAGGCGTCTTAGGCAATGTTCTTTGAACTCTTCTCTATTTGTCGGTCTTGCCATTTATTTTTTCCTAAACTATACCAGTATTTATAATAACTAAGTCCATTTAGGACCACGAAACCAACATACTAGACTTCTTCTAATACCTTTAGTTACTGGAGTTACTCTATGATAAGAAAATGAAGGAAAACAAATGCACGCTCCTTTTCCTTTTATATGAGGTAAATCGATAGGATTGGTATTAAAACCACTTCCTCTATTAGTAGAACTTAATAATTGAAAATCTCCTCCACTATATTCAGAAGGATCACTTAATTGAATAATACAACTAATTTTTCTAATTGTATTTTTTAGTATACTTTCTGGATAATCATCATTTAGAGTTTCATCGTTTGGAATAGTATCAGTATGCCAATCGTAATGGTTTTCATCACCATAGTAAGTTGTATATTGAAGATCTTCAATTGCTGTTATATTATAATTCCAACCGGCGCTTGTATTTACATTAGATAAAATTGGTCTTATTAAATCATATAATTCTTCATCATTATGCCAAGACACTTTATTTTTTCTAATTGAATAGTCTGTTTTATCTTGACCTACAACTACAGCATCTTCTTCTTTACTAGACTGGCATATTTCGGTTATTCTGTTTATTTGTTCTGGCCAGAACAGAGATTCGTAATACCAATACCAATTTTTTTCAAAAGTTGAAGTTATTAATTGGTTTTCATGTGAAATATAATTATTCAAATCACTCTCCTTTATATTATAATGGATCCTCCAAAAAGGGAGGAATGAAAATATCTAATTCTTCATCATATTTATATCCTGGAGGAATGAAAATATCTAATTCTTCATCATATTTATATCCTGGTCCTGCATAACTACCACGAAAGGAATTATTATAACTAGTCTGTTTCCAACTAGTATTTGAAGTTCCTAAAATTCGAATACATTCATTAATTCCTCTTTGTTCTTCTTCTTCATTATTATCATTTAATAATATTGAATTGTCAATTACTATAACTCTTAATACTATTGAATTTGAATCAAGTTCTGCGAAATGTGCCATTATGGTGCCTCGAATGTGCCGCTAGAAGTAAATGTATGGATTTGATAGCCACCAGAACTTGTAATCGTACCTCCGGTTGCTATTGGGGCATCTGCCAAATATCGAATAATAACTATTCCGGAACCTCCAGCCGCGCCCGGACCAGGGTTCTGGC